CGCCACCGCTTTTCGGTTTAACCATTAAATCAGCAAGCCCAGAGCATCTAGCTTTCAGCTTGTACATTTCCATTCTCAATACCCTCTAATTCCGCAATCTGTTCTTGACTAAACTCATAAGCCCCACTATCGCAAAGGTCTTGTAGAGTAGTCTCACCGTTGATAATGCTTTGTTTGCAGTTGTTAAACGTTTCATCATCTACAACCGTTACAAATTCAGCATTTTGAACGTTATCGCCATAGTTGAATTCTTGGTTTTCCACGTCTTTAACTACCGCCTGGTCTGCTAATACCGCCTGTTGCATTTCTACTGATAATGGAGCTTGTTTTGATAGCAATAACTTCATCACGGTTTTTAATGCCATTGCCTCAAAGTTGTCGTGCCATACGCCAAAGCCTTTTTTAAATGTCTGGCTGTAACGTTGAGCGTGTTTAACGATGTCATCGTGGCTCATATAGAGTTCAGCGGAGAAGTCATTCACTAGCTTGAAATAAGCGTAATATCCGATAGGGTTTTCGTCTTTTTCTGGCTCTTGCTCCCAATCAAACTCAAAGCCATTGATAAAGTCTTTTTTGAGTAATTGATTTTTATATACCGGCAAAGCGACCAATCGTTTAAACTGGCCAGAGCGTTGAGCGAGTTGAATAAAGCCCTTGTAACCAATCTGAAATTGAGCCTCCACTTTACGCTCTTTGTTATTCTTAAAAGGTACGATATAGGCAAAACCTAAACCGTTTTGAAGTGGTAGGTTAAGCGTTGCAGCCATGCAAGCAGCATTAAAAATACTTGTCGGATCGGCTGTTCTTAGCATTGCGTTACTGTTAGCAATCTGCATCACGCTTGTCGCAAAGGTTGCTGAATTCTTTCCGACTAGCTGTTCAATTTTCGTTTTGATAATCGGATTATTAAAAAGCTCCCGAAGTGTTTTAGGCTTAACGGGAGCTTGTACTTGTTGATTTTGATTTGTCATTTTGTTTCACCTTTATTGGTTAATCATTAAGGATGTATCCATTTTTGTAATCCTTTTCTAATTGCTCTAATCTATCTTCTGCCATAGCTGTCAGAATTTTAATTCGCATTTCTTCATAGTCAGTACCAAGTGCGACCGCCTTTATAAATTCATCATCATTAAACGTATCATCATCAAAGACACTGATAACCTCGTCATAATCAAGCATCTTCTCTCTAAAAGCACAGATAACATCATCATCAAAGTTAGCGATATTTTCTTTGATGGCCTCAATTTCCATTTCTACCGCCCGCTCATAGGTATCATATTGTTCTTGTGCTTTGTCATAAGCGGTAAAACTAGCAATTTCCCATTGGCGCTGCATTGTTTGCATTTGGAATACCTCTCAATATGTCAAAGTAAGAGCATAAATCCTCGTATTTGAATGTTCTTACCCAATGACCTCTGATTAATTTTTTGCCTCGAGGCTTGATTTGGCGATAATAAATAGCTCGCTCGATTGTGGTTGCGTGTACGCCAAAAAGACGATGGATCTCAGTAAGTTGAAATTCAGTTTGGCGCTCAGATTCAGGCTGTTGATTACGCATTTCGTTGTATTCATCAAAACGTTTTAAATAACGCATCTTAGCCTTTGAAATACGCTTAACTAATGTTGGCTTGGTTGCTAGTCCAGTTTTCGGTTTTGAGCGGCGAGCGAGCTTGTTATTGAGCCATTCAGCCGTATTTGCTTTTAGCTCTCCACGCTCTTTCTTTCTCGTTTCAGCCAGTTCTACTGATTGATAATTAGAAGAGTGCCACCATACTTTTCCACCAACTCGCTCAACAACATACCAGCCACCTTTCGGATAAGGCTCAATCTTGATTTCTACTTTTGCCTTTTTCATGATCCAATTCCTTTTGTTTTGTTGCGGTAAAGACTAGAGCCTCCTGTCTAGCCGGTTCAGTTAAATTCGGTTGTAAATCGCCGTGTTCTTCATTCCACAGTAAAGAGGCTTGCGCTCTTTCTTCTTGTGTATAGGCGTGTGCTGGAGTTGCTGATACAACAATTAGCACGAATAGGGCAAATAGCATTGTTGCAATCGATGCAATGCCAAAAATGATGTCAGCAGCTATTTGTAAAATGTTTTTGATTTTCATAGTTCACCTCGTATGGTTAATAAGATATTGGTTAAAAAAAATCCCCTAGTGCCAAAGTGTGAAAGCAGCTAGGGGCTTAACCAATCTTAAGGAAATATTTTTTTATTATGAAAAACGCTGTTACCAGCTAGAGCCGCTCTCGATTCCATATAAAGTTTCAAGAAGATTGGGCGATTCCATTCGCACGTTTGAAAGCGGCTTTAGCTGGCGGCTCTCCTGGATTTGAACCAGTGTCTTTTTCCAAAGTTAGCCATTGTGTTGTACCATGTTGATTTCCACAACCAACGAACGAGAGCCGTTAAAGCGTGCGCATCTATCATTCGCAATGGTTTCACTAGCCATTGTTTCTCTGTACGGCAGCACGCTTTAATTTGGCTGCAAATTTACTTGCGCAGCCAAGCAAGTACATCTCTAGGCATCCTTGCCTATATTTGTCAATCGACCACTTGACAAATAACCATATCAATATGGATTTAAATTAAGGTAAAAAAATTAGCTAAATAGAGGGTATTGATTACATGTTCCACCTCCTTGTTTGCTATCTATTTGCTCTTTATGTCAAAACACACTAAATAGAATGTACTTTGATATAAATGCCGTCTTTCCGGCTGTCACACATAAGCAGTGTTTGCTTTATCCTTGCAATCCATGGGCTTGTCCCATCTTTCCCTGATTGCGGTCGTATCTTCTTTGAGATTGCTTAGGATGATAAGCAGCGCTGCCACTTGGTAATTTAATAATCTGCCAACCGCATCTCTTCGATTAACACGCAGTACAGTTTTCTGCTGTGGGGTTACGCACCTTAGTTCAGGTGCAACTTATCATCCGCACGACAACTAAATTTTAAAAGAGCATTGAGATATTTGTTTATGTGTATCTCGTTTTGATGTGGTCTATTCTACTTAAAGTAGATTTAATTGCAACTAAAAATTGCATAAAAGTAGAAATATTTTCTATTTAAAGTAGCAAGTATTTGATTTTTAATTTAATTTATTTTTGACTATTTGTTGAATTTGTGACCTAGATCACAGAAATAGAGTAGATTTGGGGGATAAAAAGGGAAAAATATCAGATGATTTGATCAAGATATGCTCAAATAGTTGCTCTGCAAATTTTAATAAGAGACAGTTTGGTGTAGAATTGTGGAATCCAAGCTATCTTTCATTCTTATGAACGAGATTTATATCAGAGAGAAATTAATTAAAGCCCTTGCCAAACAACATCCGAGTAACACGGAGTTCTTGGCCGAGCTTCCTATTGCCAATTTTTCTCGTAGAATCGATCTTGTTATGGCAAATGGAAGTTTATCCGGTTTTGAAATCAAAAGTGAGCAGGATTCATTAAAACGGTTAGGCGGACAACTGGAAACTTACATGCAATACTTTGAAAATGTAACTGTTGTCTGTGCAACAAAACACTTGCAAGGAGTAATGAATATAGCTTCTAAAAATGTGGGCATTTGGGAGTTTGATGGAAAAAAAATAATAAAACATAGAAACGCTATCAAAAATCAACTCACAAAGCAAAAGTGGCTAAGTTTCCTAAACATTATTGGTCTAAAGGCAATATTAAGAGAAAACAAAATAAAAGTGTCAGGTCTTAAATCAGAGCTAATTAAAAGAGCAATGATTCTACCTCTCGATAAAATTAAACTATTTATTCTGGATTATTTAAAACAGCAATTTCCATTAATGGAAAAGCATAGACAGGATAGACAAGAAAGAAAATTAAGCATATCAAATAAGGCTAGTAGCTCTGTAATAAATGAAAAAATTGACGAGCCACAAGCCTTATCTAGCGCAGAAATTTATCGCCGAAAAAAAATTAAAATGATTCGTCAAGCTCATCACGAAAGGATGTTTGCAATATTTGGCGACGCATATGAGTATTTGCCCTAACACCAACCCATTTTGAAGGGGAGCGCCCAAATACACCCCCTTCTGATGCTTGGAGGATTTTTTCCTTTCCCCAGCTTTCTGGGATGTGAGCAAATATATGGTTATTAGCTATATAATTGGCTATTTGCTGATACCCATCTCCGTGTTCTGATGGCATCCTAAATATTGCCCAAAAGTCCTCATCCGTTGCAAAGTCAATTCTTGCAGACCATCGACCATCAGAATCATGAGAATCAATAGGAATTGGATGAATAGAAGCATAATCTCCATATAAAACCTCATATTTCTCAGAAAGTTTGAGGTAAAGATCAACTTCTTTCTGCTGTATATATCCTGCCTTTATATTACTGGTGCTTAAGTCATCTAGATTTGTCATGCCTATTGCTGGAGATGAAGGGAAACTTGTTGATAAGGAAACAATATTCAAGCTCTCAATACCATTTTTAAAAGTTTGAAGAACTTCGTTAGATATATTATAACTTTCGGTTAGATCAGAAATATACCCACTATCAATAAATATTATGGCATTTAATGGATCATCCATTGCTGCAAGTGCATTCATAGCTAATTCAGCTTCTCTAGTGCTCCTAATTCTAAATGCAACCTTTCCTTTTTGATTTTCTAAATTAATTGTTTGTCGAATAATGTTACGCAGATATTTTTCGTTACTATTAAAAAGTATTGCTGGAATAGCATTTTCATATCTTGAAGTGAATTCTTGCCAATTAATATAATATTGAGATGAATCAAAAATATTTTTTTCTTCGTTTGTGATATGGTTTAGAATCTTTTCTGATAAAGGCGGGAATAAAATAAAAGGGTCATTATAAGAACTTATAATTTTCTCTAAACTTGCAGTCAGCGCGGTTCCTTTTCGATTGTGTAAAACAAATGAAGGAAGAATAGATAATTTATCTTCTTGAGACAAATTAACAAATGCCTCTTCTTCTGAATTTCGAGTATGTAAAAAAGGATAATAGCTGTAATTTTGAAAGTTTACATTAATCATATTAACTCCTTAGGTTAGTTGTTATTAAAGATCAACAATATCCAGTGTTAGTTTCTATAGTAAAACTGAATACCAAAAGACTTTACCAAGCACTGAAATGTCTTGTATCTCTGCTATTTCGTCAGGGTGTTCATCACTGTTATAGCTGCGGATCTTCACTTGCTCATTAGGCATATTGTAGAGTAGTTTTATTCTCAGCAATCCACCGTGGTTTATTGCGTATATTTTCCCATCTCTAATTGTTTTATTGCCCAAATCAATCCCTACCGTTGTTCCATCTGGAATAACAGGTTCCATAGAGTTACCGTCAGCAATTACACACACAGCATTTTCAAACTGCACACCTTGTTTTCTTAATGTGGCTTTAGAAAAACGTAATTTAAAATTGTTATAGTCTGCGATGTCATCAGCAAACCCATTACCCGCAGAAAGGCGAACATCTTGATAAAAAGGAACTGCCACTTCATCACTATTTAATGGTGTATTTCTATCCCACAAATCAAATGATCCAAGCTCTTTTATGTTTGATGCAACTTTTGTTTCAGTTGCGTCAGTAGAGCCATATTTCAAATAAGCAGGACTAACTCCAAAGTATTCAGCCATAGATTCAATTTTGTCATCTCTTGGTGTAGCTGTGCCAAGCGTATAACGTCTGGCCATTTCATAGGTTACGCCTAGAGCCTTTTGAAGATCTCCTATTCTTTTATTTTGCTTAGCCATTAATTCATTAATTCGGCTTGCTAAATCTGACATATAACCCCCCTTATTTCTACTAAAGGTAGAGAATACGTAAATAAAATAGTTGATTCAATTCTATTTTTAGTAGTAGAATTATGCTACTTAAAATAGAAAAGAGGTTAAGATGCTACCAATCGAAAAAGCTTATGAAATCGTAGGCGGTATTTCTGCCATGGCTCGGCACTTCAATATCACACCTTGGGCAGTATCAAAATGGCGTGAAAAAGTACCAGCTGAACGCTGTGCAAAGATTGAAGAACTTACTAATGGCAAAGTTAAAAAATCTGAATTACGCCCCGATTTGTGGGATTAATTTATCAGTAAAAATCAAAAAGAAAACCATAAAAATAAGGCAAAAATTATGGCAATGAAACAAACCATTATAGAGATGATTGAGAGAGTACCAGGCGGCAAAAGTGCGGTAGCTGGCTTTCTCGGCTTTACCGAAAGCGAGTTAAATAACCGTCTTTATCAAACAAAAGGCCAACGGTTTAAAAATGAAGAATTAATTGCCGTCCAGCTCGAGTATGGCTGCACTGATTTTATTGAGGAACTTTGCCGAAATGCTGGTGGACGATTTGTAAAAGATACAGATGCAGAAAATCTAGATGCCGTGGAAATAGCAAATATCCAACTACATGAATTATCAGCTCGAGGCATGCTTTTCGGTGTGTTGGAAGATGCGTTAAAAGATGGCGAAATCACAAGCGCGGAAGAAGATTTGATCCGAAAATTATTAAACAAGCATTTAGCAGCAACACAACGCTCAATCGAGTGCGTAATCTCGCTAAATAAACGGCAATAAAAAAGCCACGGCTGCAACCGTGGCAATTTAGGAAAAAATTAACATGGAAAATATTAATCAAAACGAGACGACAAGTCAAACACAATCCGCACAGATTTTAAAGGCGCTCAAAAACGGAGAGAGATTAACGCATTTAGACGCAGAAAAACGTTTTAACTGCTTACGTCTTGGTGCTCGTATCTATGACCTTAAAAAGCGTGGTCACAACATCATCAGCAAAATGATTACCGTGCCAAGCGGAAAACGTGTTGCTCAGTATTGGTTGGAGGCGTGATGAGTAAATTTATTCCTAATGCTTTTCAAATCCCAAATTCTGTCATTGACGAATTGCTGGCAAAACTCACTTGTGCAGAGCTTAAATGTTACTTGTTTGTAGTTCGCAAAACAAAGGGGTGGAATAAAGAATCAGACAGTATTTCTGTTAGTCAATTCATGGAAGTTACGGGGTTGAGTAATAAGTCTGTAATTACAGCTTGTGAGAGTCTTGTTCAAATGGGGTTGCTTGAGCGTTCAGGCGGAGAAAGAAAATTAAATACTTACTCCGTTAAAGCCTTTGATTTTTCCGAATCTGGTGAAAAAAGTACACCAACTGAATCTGGTGTAAATTTTTCCGAATCTGGTGAAAAAAGTACACCAGATCTGGTGAAAAAATTACACCCACAAAATAACAATAAAAACACTATACAAAATATCAATAAAAAAAATACCAAAAAAAGCGATTTGGATTTGCTTGCTGATTTCGGAATCACTGGACAACTTGCTGACGACTTTATCGTTCTTCGAAAAGCCAAAAAAGCTCCAATAACCGAAACAGCCCTAAAAGGGTATCAGTCGGAGGCTGACAAAGCTGGAATTTCAATTTGCGAGGCGGTAGCAATCGCAATCAAGCGAAACTGGCAAGGATTTAATGCTGATTGGAATTGGCAAGGGGTTTTACCAAATAACCAACAAACTCAAAAAATGACTTTTGCCGAGAAAAACGCTCAACCGTGGAATCGCCCAGAAGATTGGGAAGGAGTTTTCTAATGAACCAAGTCTCAAAGTTAAACGAAAAAACAACTCAACACGCACCAGTTGCCGCTGAAAGATTGATTGACAGAGTGTTTGATCAACTTATCGCGTCTTGCCCGACACTGTTATCTGTTCAACCAGAGCAACTAAAAATCTTAAAACAACAATGGATTCTTGGGTTTGCTGAAAACGGGGTTAAAACATTCGAGCAAGTTAAGCGTGGAATGGCTGCTGCAAGAGCTAAAACAAACGGGTATTTGCCAAGTGTAGGTGAGTTTATTTCTTGGTGTAACAACTACGACAATCACGAATTAGGATTGCCAACACAAGACGAATTAGAGGCTAGACTTCAAAAATACTTTGGTTATGCAAAAGAACCTCATAACTTCAAATTCCGCTCAAGAGCAGAGTATTACTTGCTCAAAACCATTTATGACGGTTACGGCAAAAAGAAATGGGAAGATTGCCAAAGAGCCATGCCGAAAATCCTTGCCGAAGTAGTTGAAAAGGCTCGCACTGGCTTTGAGTTTCCGCAAATTCCAGAGTTGCTAGAGCAAAAGCCAAAAGTTATTCCGCCAGAAGTATCAAAAAACGGTTTAGCGAAAATCAAAGAAATTATGGGGATTGCGTAAATGACAGAGCAAAAATTTGATAAAGATACCTATCCAACTCCATTATCAATTTTTAATCCGCTTGATAATGAGTTCATCTTTACTTGTGATGGTTGCGCCAGTGCTGAAAATGCAAAAGTGCCTGAGTTTTTTATCACAAAAGAACAGGATTTTTTAACTTATCCGCTCAATGATGAAAGCGTATTTATAAATCCTCCATATAGCAAACCATTGCCATTTATTGAAAGAGCAGTAAGCCTCTTTGAAAACAATAATTGCCTAGTCGTTATGCTGCTCCCTATCGATATATCTACAAAATGGTTCACTTTGGTTACTCAGAAAGCAACTGAAATTCGTTTTATCGTTGGTGGACGAGTTAAATTTCTAAATGGTGAAACAGGTAAATATGTTGATGTTTGCCGTGGAAATGTAATTGCAATTTTTAATCCATATCAAAGAGCGATGAATCAAGTTATCCGACACATTCATATTGATTCATTCGAGAATTTAGAGTGGCGTAAAAAAAAGTAAATCCACTAGACGGAACATCAAGAAGATGGGCAAAAGTAAACGTAAGCAAAAAACGGAAATTTTTGCAGTTAAATACGCCAGTGGTGCGGTTGTAGCTGAAACGGATTATGACCGCAATTTACTCAAGGGGTTGCCAGTTGGAAGTGCGGTAAAAATTATACCAATTAGCAACAATCGGAATTATCAACATCATAAGAAATTTTTTGCATTGCTAGATTGTGGATTTGAGTATTGGCAGCCTGAATTTAGCGTGCTTACGCAAGCAGAAGAATGGATTGCTCAAGCGGTTGCAAAAAAGATAGCGATTGCCGCAAACGATGAAGATTTTTATCAAAGAGTAACAAAGCCAATAGCTGATAGCGTGCTTGCAGATGTGCGATTAAATCGAGAATCAAAGCTCGATTATGAGGGGATGAAAACGCTTGAATCGTATTTAGATCACGTTATGAAAAAAGCTGGCTTTTACGATATTAAGCCGGTTCAGGATGGCGGAACAATCAAAGAGAGATGGTCAATATCATTCGCCAATATGAGCCAAGAAAAGTTCAACAGTGTTTACAAAGGAGTGTATGGCGTAATTTGGAATGAAACACTATGCAACATTTATGAAAGTGAATCTGATTTAGATAACAGAATTGATCAATTAATGGCATTTGGAGGATAAGCGAATGGCAAGTCTTATCGAATATACAACCGCTTGGGGTGTTGAGAACGGTGTTAAGTTTAATGATAAATGGGAGTTTTAAAATATGTACACATTAATTTTTGTATTAGTTTCTTTAGGTTGTTTTGCTATTGGATTTTTATCAGATGGAATTCTTGGGATGGTTGCAATATTTCTATGTATAGCATCATTCATTGCTGGAGGTGGAATGTATGCCGAAATAGTTAAAAGTAAATCTATCAACGGGGAATTGCTAGGCTTTAAAGGTAAATTATATGAAATCAAATACGTCAAGGATGAGATTAAGGAATGAGAGAAGAAATAGCCTTAGCAATGGTGTTGGTTGTAGTAACTGCGGTGATTGTTTGGTTTATTAGTGTGGTGGATGATGAGTGATAAAGAGTTAAAGATTTTGATTATTGGATACGCTTGCGTTTGTGTGATTGTGATTCTTCTTACAGGTAAATGGTGGTGATATGGCTAATTTACGCAAGGAGGCGAAAGGGCGTGAATGTCAGGTAAGAATCCCTGGTATTTGCACAGGTGAAAATGAAACAGTGGTATTGGCGCACTATACAAGCTCTTGGCTTAGAGGCATGGGAAGTAAGCCGCATGATATTTTTGGAGCTTATTGTTGTGCAGCTTGCCATAACGCAATCGATGGGAGAGTGAGAACAAGTTACTCCAGAGAGCAATTAAGACTTATGCACACTGAGGGAGTATTAAGAACAATCAACATTTTACTCAAGGAGGGGAAAATATGTTTGATTGGTTAGAAGTTGTATTACCTTATCCTCCGTCAGTTAATCATTATTGGCGGCATACAAGAAACGGACGGCATTATATCAGTGAGGCTGGTAGAAAATTTAAAACGGAGGCTTTGAGAATTTTAAAACAATTTGATCCATTTACAGGTTCAGTGGCGATTTGCCTTGATGTGTACTATCCCGATAACCGCAACCGTGATCCCGATAATATAAACAAAGGGCTTTTCGATAGTTTAGTCGCCTCAGGATTAATACAAGACGACAACAACAAAGTGATAAAAGATTTTCGCAGCAAAAATTGCGGAATTAAAAAAGGCGGAATGGTAGTGGTTAAAATTAGAGGGCTTGAAAATGAGTAAATCAGTCGAATTGTTAGTTAGATTGCATGATCCAAAATGTGTTAGCGTTGAAACCGCCGGTCGTGGTGGCGTGGCATTACTTTATAAAGAGCAAATTATTTGTGCTTTTGCTCAGGCCGAAAATAAACACATGCTAGGGTATCATCTTCTGATGAGCAAATACCGCCAAGAAAAATCCTCAAGAGAATTTGTTGATAGTTATGTTGATGCGTGGTGTGAAGAGTTTGGGCATCCAGAGCATTCCTCAGAGGCTTTAAAATACGTTGTGGATATAGTTTGCGATCTTCCATTGCCTAGCCAGTTAAAGCATATTAAAGCATTAAGAAAACGTTATTTGCGCTCGCAATATGCGCATTTATCAGCCTTAGATAGAGCAAATAAAATGGCTGAAGAAAATGGATTATCCACTAATAGCGTTGAGGCTCGTCAATTAAGAATCAGAGAATTAAACGATTTGCGTAAATCCAACACTTGCCCTCGTTGTCGTGGAACAGGTGAAATTGGTAGAGTGCAAAAGCACGAATGCCCTGAATGTAACGGTAAAGGTCAATTAAAAGCCAATATTTATCACTTGATGAAGTCTTTAGATTGCACAGAGGCTTACTTTAAGCGCTATCTAAATGCACTTGTTGTTTCCTTTGAGCGCCATTGTTACGAAGAAATGAGCTGCGCCGAGAATGTGATTAAGCAGAGATTAAATAAAGAAATTTCTGATTAATTTTTGAATTTGTGAGTAAGATCACAGATGAAAAATAATAAAACTCTCATAATTGGTAAAAATTGATTATTGGATTTTTTTGTTTATGAAAAAAATATTCTCTTTGTTGGGATTGGTCTTTATTGTTTCATTGGTGTTTAATTTCTTCGATCATGGCTCAATTTTCCCGAATAAGCCAAACACAAACATTGATCACAAAAACTGCGAAAGTGAATTAAGACTGGCGTTTATTAAAAAAGCCGCCGAAAACAAGCAACAATTTGATGTGCCTGCTTTAGAAAATTATGTTAGAAATATATGTAATTGCGCACGAACAGAATCAAAATTGGGGCTTAGTGAAGCTGTGAGTTATTGTATCAACAAAAGGTAAAAAGAAATGAAAAGATTGTTATTTATTTGCTCGCTCTTTGTATCGGCGTCAGCAATGGCAAATTACACAACTTGCAATGATATAGGCGACACTGTTATTTGTCGTGGATCTAACGGATTTTCAAGCACAACACACAGAATTGGCGATACCTATATCACAAGTGGATCGGGTGGTTATAGAGCAACAACTCACCGTATAGGCGATGATATATATCGAGGTAGAGATAATAGAGGAAATACATGGAATATCTATGATGATTTAGATAATAAGTACTGATAGATAAGCGATTGTAATATATGAGATTCATTGACTTTTCACTAATTTTGCAGTAAGATTCATAAAAATAGCCGGAGTGTAATTAGCACTTCGGCTTTTTACTTTTAATCGCAATGTCTTACAAGGACACATTGCATTAACCAAGACCCGCTTAATTGCGGGTTTTTTCATTTATACAAACGGATAACCATGCAAGACAACGGATCGCCTAACAATGGCATTGATATTATCGCAACGGTTATCTCTCTAGCATTTTCTGGTCTAGGTGGCGTTGTCAAGTATATAACAGCAACACAGTCTATTGGTGCAAACGTTAAATTATCTTCCGTTGTATCTAGCTTTCTCGTTGGTGCGTTTAGCGGGATGGTTGTAGCGTTTTTCTTGATGTCTCAAAGCATTGACACGCTGATGATTATCTCAATCGCTGGGGCGTTTGGATATTTCGGCGTTCCCGCTTTATGGGGATTGCTTAGAGTTTTCTTTCGCCAAATAGGTGGTTCGGTCGATGACTTAAATCCTAATTACTCAATTAAGGATATAGAAAGAGAGACAAACAGAAAACGAACCTCAACTTATGACGATGAAACGCCAGTTTTTGACAATCAGGAAGAAGAAATTATAGCGGATAGCACAGACGAGCAAGACGATATAAAGGCAAGGAGCAGAGAAAATGGGTAGAGAGAGAGCTGCAAAAATGGGAATTGCGCTTGATAGGCTATTCGGATGCTGCCTGTTTATTGGTTGCATCGGGCTATCGGCGCAAATATACAGTCAAAACAAGAGCTTAGAAATACTCAAAGAAAAGTACGACAAGACAGTTCAGTTATCAGAAGAACGCATGCAAAGAATAGATGCTTTGCGAGATACGGTTGCCGACAGGAACGACAGAATTGAGTTTTTACTTAAAGAGCAAGCAAGGGAGCGGAAGAGAAATGAGGATAAATTGGATGGGATTAGTAAGATTGTTCTTTCAAGCAAATGCGCTCATAGCGATGGCGTTAGTCGTGCTGTTATTGACAGGCTGCTTAAATCCGAATAAGCCAGTTGAAAAGATTAAGATTATCCGAGTAACCATTCCAGAGAATCTTTTAATTACTTGCCCTAAACCAAAATTAGACGGTGAAAAATCTTCCGACGTTGCTGTTTACGCTGTAAAGGTAACTGACCAATTAAAAATCTGTAACAGCCGAATCACACAGATTAAAAACCTAGTAGCTGATTATGAACACGATATCGAGCAAGACGCTAGCAGTGAATATCAATCACTAGGCTTTGAGAAAGACAAGGGCGACCGAAACAATAAAGGTCGAAAAGATAGTAAAAATAGAGGACGATAAAAATGTTAGTTTCCAAAGAGATATTTAACAAAGTATTTCCCAATGCAGCATCCGGGATATATGAGGCGATAGATAAGCAGATTGCGATTGCCGGATGTATCAGTAAGCCTCAACAAGCGATGTTTCTCGCTCAATACGGCCATGAAACACAGGGATTTACCCGTCTTAGCGAAAACCTAAATTATTCAGCTAACGGATTGATTAACACGTTCCGCAAATATTTCCCAACGCAAAACCTTGCTAAACAATACGAAAAACAACCTCAAAAAATTGCAAATAGAGTTTACGCTAACCGCATGGGGAATGGTGACGAATCCAGTGGCGATGGTTGGAAGTATCGAGGACGTGGATTGCCGCACCTTACTGGCAAAGAGAATTACGGTAAATTTCAAAACTGGTTAGGCAAGAATATTCAACCGGAAGAATTATCAACCAACATTGATTTAGCGATTAAAGCTGGTGTGTGGTATTGGCTAGTTAATGGGCTTTCCTCATTAGATTCCGTTCAAAAAGTTACCGTGCGAATTAATGGCGGTACTAATGGACTGGAAGATCGCTGCAAACTATATCGTGCTTTGATGGTGGATTAGGCTATGCAAAAGTATATTTACTGTGGTTTAGGTGTATTGATTATCGCATTATGTTCTATCTTAGGCCATCAGGCTAACATCATTAAGAGCCTTGAATTAACCAATGCAGAGCAAGCTAAAACAATCGAAACACAATCAAGCTCAATTAAACAGTTGAAAGCTGAGATTGAAGAAAATGAACGATTAACCTTTGAATTATCAGAAAGCGATAACAAAACAAGAGAGGAAACAAATGCGATTATTAAATCAATTCCTAAATCAGACCGCAAAAGTGATGCGTTTAACTCCACTGCTCCTAATAGCATTATTAACTTCTTGCGCCAATAAGCCTCCAGTGGTTGCTACTTGCTCAAAAGTTCCAGTGGCATATCTATCGCATTTAGATAAAACAGTCTTTGCCGGTGAAACATACGGGGATATTGCTCAATACTCAGTAATTTTAAAGCGTGAACGTGACATGTGTTTAAACCGAATTGAGAAAATCCGTGAATGGCAAGCAGAGAAGTTAAGTAAGTAATAATAAGTACAATGCGCCCGCTTAATTGCGGGCTTTTTTATATATCGTATGGCAAGAAAGAATTGGAACGCACTACAAATAGAATACATCAAGTCTTATGCAAAGACTGGCGTATCTGTAATGGAATGGTGCAGAAAGAAAGGGTTAAATTTTGCCAGTGCTAAACGCTATATCAAAAAGCCTGAAACAGCATTCGCACAGTTAGATGAAATCCAAAAAGGTGACAATCGAGAAGTAAAAGCAATTAAGAAAGCCGTTAAAAACAATGCGAATAAAATTGCCGAATTGGAAATTGTTGAATCTAAAGAAGATTTAACTGAAAAATGCGAAATTGATTGCGAAATTGCGAATGAAACTGCGAAAGTCTCACAAGAAAACTGCGAAACTGCGAAAAGAATGGCAACAAGAGCGAAACAGTCAGCAAAAATGATAAAGCATGGTGGTTACGCTCGTTACTTCAAAGATAAGTCAGCCTTTGATGTTGTAGTTGATTTTAGCCTTAAAGACGAGATTGATTTAATGCGCCAACGTGCCATTGCATCAATCGAGAATCTTGAAAAGTTCACTGCTGATTTAAGTCACTGTAAAACGGCTGAAGATAAAGAGCTTAGTTATAAGCTAATTAATGCCGCTCAGAACGCACTAGATAGAGCGGTTGCACGAATCGAGAGTTTAAGCCGCACAAATAACGATATTGGTTTAGTGCTTGAAACAATCGAATTAAGAAAGGCTCAGACGAAAGAAACCTTGCTTAAAGCAGATAAGCTCGCACAAGAGTTAGGCGCAAGAGCAGCAAGCAAACACAAAGTGGAATACACAATGGATTTTACAGGCGGCGATAATGAAGATTAATTATATCGCCTCGCCAACCTTTCGCCGAGTACATAAATCAAACGCATTAGTAAAGGCAATTCGTGGCCCGATTGGTAGTGGTAAATCAGTTGGGTGTGTAATGGAAATGCTCCGTGTGTGTTTGAATCAAGAACCTAATTCTGACGGTGTGCGCCGCACTCGTTGGGCTTGTGTGCGAAATACTTACCCAGAGTTAAAGGGTACAGTGATAAAAACATTCCAGGACTGGATTCCTGACAGCATTTGCCCTATCAAATATGATAGTCCAATTACAGGGATGTTAAATATTAATCATCCTGACGGCAAAACAATGGTTGAGGCCGAATTTCAATTCCTATCTATGGATAAGCCAAAGGATGTTAAAAAATTGATGTCTTTAGAGCTTACAGGAATTTGGATTAATGAGGCTCAATTCTTGCCAGTTATGCTTGTTACAGAGGCAGTTACTCGTACAGGGCGTTACCCGAAAAAGAACGTGTTTGAGGGGTTCGATGGCGCAACCTGGAATGGAATGATTATGGATACAAACTCGCCCGATGACGATCACTGGTGGAATGAGTTTGAAACAGCGATTGATGAATTGACTGGTTCAAGTCTAACGCCTAAAGGGTGGAATTTCTTTACTCAACCAGGCGCATTAATTGATATTACAGGAGTTCCAATTAATTCATTATCCGATGCGGTAAAAGCTAATATTGATGCCGGGTTATTCGTTGAGTACAAAGGGCATAAATTTGTTGCTAATCCACTCGCCGAAAACGTAGAGAATCACAAAAAAGGCTATAACTACTGGTTCGATAGCTTGCAAGGGCAAACGCTCAACTGGATTAAATCTCGCATCTGTAATGAATTTGCGACAGTACAAACAGGTAAACCAGTTTATATGGATCACTTTAATAAAGATTTACACGTATCAAAAGATAAATTATTGCCAGTTAAAGGATGGCCAACATTTATCGGTCTTGACTTTGGTCTAACGCCAGCCGCAATTATCGGTCAGGTTGCACCAATCGGGCAGTTACGCATTACCGATGAAGTTGTTGCAACAGGGATGGGGATTGAGCGATTTATTCAAGATCAACTTTCAACACTTCTAAAAACAAAATACACTGGATGCGAAATAGAGGTTATAGGCGATCCGGCTGGTGTTCAGCGTGCGCAAACAGACGAGAAAACTTGCTTTCAAATCCTATTGGAAAATGGCTTTAATGCTCGCCCGGCGGATTCAAATAACACAACAGCACGATTAGAGGCGGTTCGTTGGTGGTTATCTCGTCTAGTAGGTAAAGGACAACCGGCAATGCTTATTAGTCCACACTGTAAAACACTTATCAAAGGCTATGAAACAGGTTACGCATACCGACAATTAAATATTAGCGGCGAGGAAAAATACACTGAAACGCCAGATAAAAACCATTATTCACATCCGCACGATGCAAATCAATATTTATGTTTAGGCGCAATGCCTGACTTATTCAAACAGCAAATTATCAATATCAAACCACATAACGCAATAAGTTCACTCACAGGGTACTAGGAAATGGCAGAACAATCCGCATTATTAGAGGCAATTTCGGCTTTCGGAACAGAGCTAAAAGTCAAATTATTAGAGCATATTAAGCAGCGACAGCCTATTGTTGAACGTTGGGTAAAAGATATGTATCAATATCGCAATCAATACTCCACATCAATTAATACTGGAAAATCAAAAGTATTTGTTGGCTATACCCGTGCGAAAACTGATGCCTGGACGGCTCAAATGACAGATATGCTATTCCCGAGCGATGATAAAAATTACAGCATTTCGCCAACGCCTATGCCGGATATTTCCAATATAGCTAAACAGCCAGATAATGGCGATCCAAATACAATGAATCAAATAAATAATGCTCGTGCGATTATGCAACAGGCGAAAGAGCGAGCAGAGGCGATGGAAAAGCTAATAGACGATCAGTTGCTTGAATGTGATTATGCGGCAGAGGCTCGATTGTGTTTGCATTATGCGGGTGTGCTTGGTACTGGTATTTTACGTGCGCCAGTTGTGGATGTGGTAGAGAGTAAAACTTGGAATCAAGACGAGATTGGTCAATGGAATGGCGAAATTATTACTAAAACAATTCCGGCTGCTCGTTTAGTATTGCCGTGGGATTTTGTGCCGGATATGACCGCATCCACAATCAAAGATTGCCAATTTGTCTTTGAACGCAGTTACGTTACGAAAAAACAATTACAGGCCTTAGCTAAAAATCCATACTACTTGAAAGACAACGTGCTAGAGCTTTGTGAGCTAGAGGGTTCAGACACAAAGACAGCCAGTTCAGATATGGATGGTTATGTTGATACGTTACGAAAATTATCGGGTTTAGAAACACAGAGCAAAGACAACCGCTATGAATTATGGACTTATCATGGCGGAATACCTTTAAGTGTACTAGAAAGCGCCAACTCGCAATTAGAGGACGGAAACAAACTAGACTTACCGGATAGCGAGGAAGAAAAGGATTCTAACCTTGAAATTGACGGCGTGATCGTGATGGCTGGAAACGGTAAGATTTTAAGTGTAAATCTTAATCCTTTAGATACAGCAGAGTTTCCATACTCCATCTATACTTGCGAGCCTGATGTTTGCTGCTTATTCGGATTCGGCATTCCTTACCTTTGCCGAGATGCGCAAGAAATCCTAAACACAGCTTGGCGAGGTATGATTGACAATGGTGTGCTAGGTATCGGGCCACAAGCAGTGGTGAATAGTAGTGTATTAACGCCAGTGGACGGGAATTGGGAATTATCTCCATACAAACTATGGCGAACAAATGATAGATCTACCGCTAACGCACAATTTGAGGCGCAACGTGCTTTCGGTATCTTTGATATTGGCAGCCGACAAGCTGAATTAGCAAACATTATCCAGTTGTCTAAATCATTCATGGATGAAGAAAGTGGATTGCCTATGATTGCGCAAGGCGAACAAGGACAGGTTACGCCAACGCTAGGCGGGATGTCTATGCTTATGAACGCAGCAAATGCAGTGCGCCGCAGACAAGTGAAAGAGTGGGATGATGCAGTCACTAAACCATTAATTCGCCGATTCTATGAATACAACATGGCAATGAGCGACGATCCGAATATCAAAGGCGATATGCAGATTGTTGCTCGTGGTACTGCTGCTTTATTGGTTAAAGAAACGCAAGCGGCGCAGATTATAGATATTTTCCAAAAGTTCGGGCAGCATCCACAACTGATGCACGCTTTCGATTGGTACGATGGATTGAAATCACTATTGCAAACTATGAGCATGGGGGCGCAAACAATGCTTATCCCTCGTGAAGAATACGAGCAACGATTACAGGAAATTCAAGAATCGCAAGCATCGCAACCGCAAGATCCTGAAATTCTGAAAGTTCAAATGCAAATGCAGATTGCGCAGCAAAAACAACAGCACGAAATGCAGTTAGAGCAAATGAAAATTCAAAGTCAAATTCAGATTGAACAAATGAAAGTTCAAATCAAAGAGAAAGAGCTTGAAATCAAGATGCTCGAAGTGCAAATGACACAACAATCACAACAAGCTCGCCTAGATTTAGACGAAAAATTAAGCACAGCAAAACTCACAACTGACTTACAACTTCAAACGGGTAAACAAGCAATAGATCTAGAGAAATTTAAAACAGAAGTGGCATTGAAGAATACGCCACTAGCTAATCCAGCAGGAAATTACGGATTAGACAAATAACAGGCCGCAACTTTAAAAGTGCGGTCTTTTTTTATCACTAAATTTTAAGGGCAATATATATGAGTTTCTACCTTTCCAATAAAGACTACAAAGAGATGATCGGCATTGTTAGTGGCAACGCTGGTGGTGGCAAAAAAAGCGGGAGCGGTTTTGATTATCAAGATGTATCTTATTTGAGAAATGAGGAAGAGCCTAAAAAACAACAAGGGCTTGTTGCTGATACAGTTGATGCGGTGCAAATGGGCGCTTGGAAAGGAGCTAGTGATATTTCGCACGGTATTGGTGCTTTAACTGGTATTGAGTGGTTTCATGAGGTTGGCGATTGGGCAGCTAAAGGCGCTGATGAAAATCTAGCCACAATGTCAGATGAAATGAAAGCAGCCTTGAATCAAAACGCTTTCGATGGCGAGGGTCAAGGTGTAAGTAATTTGCGTTGGTGGGCTGGCAATTTAGGTTCATTAATCGGTCAAAACCTTGACACTGTTTTAACTCTTGGCGCTGGCAAAGCGGTAACAATAGGCGCAAAACAAGCCGGTAAATTGTTGCTTAAAAAAGAAGTCGCTGAAGAAGTTGGGAAAACAGCAGTGGAACAAGCCGCTAAACGTGGCATTCCGCAAAAATACTGGAACATGGTTGGTATTACAGCAACAATGTCGGCGATGTCAGGTGGTGGCCGTTACGGTCAAAAACGTGATGAAGTCATGGAAATGACTAATGAACAATTAGCCAAAATTCCGCAGTTTTCAGATGAATATTATTCTATTGCCGATAGTGAAGATGGAAAGGATAAATCAGTCGATGAAATCTACACAATGGCTAAAAAATCCTTTGCTGATAAAGTCGGTAGAGAGGCAGCATTAAATCCAACAGCTATTGCAACAGATTTAGCAACAAATGCAGTCAGTGGTCTTGGTGGTGGATTTTGGGGTTTAGGTTCGTCAGCTAAAACAATCAAAGGCGGTTTATTAAAAGGTGCGGCAGTTGAGGGCGGCACTGAGGCGATTCAAGGAGTAGCGGAACAATACGCATTAAATAAAGCTGAAAAGGACTTCTACAATCCTGATAAAGATTTAACTGAGGGCATGGCTGATAATGCTATCAATGGTGCAGTATTGGGCGCCGCATTTGGTTCGGCTATGGGTGGACTTGATACTCACACTGATAGAATCGCTTTTAATAATCAAAAACGCACACTCTTAAATCATATCAATACTGGCAATGAGGCAGTTGATAGCCAGTTAAGAAACTATGTTGATATGCTCAATAATGGCGCAACAGAATTAGGCGATTTAGTATCAGCCAGTCGAGTGCAAGCAATCAACAATGCCGGTATCGCAACCGCTAAAGCACGACAAGTTGCAGAAGAGGCACTTGCAGAACAACAAGCAAAAGCAAAATTTGAATCAGACTTCTTTGATGAAGAACAACCACAACAAGAAACAACTTCCACTTTCAAAGTTGATCCGAATTTAGAACGTGCGCTTGAATTGCATTCAATTCTTGGTCAATTCAGAAAAAATGATTTATCTCGTGCGAATGAGTTTATTGATACGCCAACTATTTTTGCAGATGAACAAGCTCGAAAAGATTATGTGACCGGTCGTGCGTTTGATGAAGTGCGCAACATTGCTCAATCATACGGCGTTGATCCGAAAGACGGTAAAGCTATGCGCCGTTGGTTAGAGGATTATGCAGAGAAAGCGAAAGAATACGCTAACGATGATCCACAAGCCGTTGCACCAGTAGTTAATCTACAATCTACCGCTAACATTGCACCCGAGTTCAGAAATGGCGTTATAAGCGGCGCTAACGATGAGATTGATGTTGGCAATGGTAATTATCAACCTTTCCAATATGAGGTCGTAGATGCAAGCACGCTTACGCCTACACAACAAAAAGATGAAAACCAATTCCGTGACCGTGACAGAGCATCAAGCCAAGCTCAAATTAATAGCATTGCACGAAATTTAGATCCTCGCAAACTTGCCTCAAGTCCAACAATGGATGTTGGCGCACCATTATTAGCCTTAGACGGCAAAACAATTATTGCTGGCAATGGTCGCTCAATGGCAATTCGCCAAGCCTATCAAGAGGGTGGCGCTGATGGTTATCGCCAATTCTTGCAAGATAATTCAGCACAATTTGGCATTGACCAGGCTCAATTAAGTGAAATGGAAAACCCTGTATTGGTTCGCCGTTTAACTTCTCCAGTTGATATTGCTCAAGTGTCCATCAATTCCAACGAGCAAGGCGGTATGCGAATGTCAGATTTAGAGCAAGCGAAAGTAGATGCTCGCCGTTTACCAAGTATGGATAATTTTGTTGCAAACGATGACGGTGATATTAACTCAGCAGATAACCAATATTTCATTGGTCAGTTCATTAAAAATCAGCCTGAGAACGTGCGTAATGAATTATTAGATAGTCGAGGTAATCTCAGTCAAACTGGCGTGCAACGTATGCGCAATGCAATGTTGTATGAGGCTTATGGCGACAGTCAAACATTATCCCGCTTAATTGAAAATACAGATCAAGGCGCAAAAAACGTATTGAACGCTTTAACCTCTATTGCACCTAAAGTTGCTCAAACTCAGCAAGGTATCGACAGTGGCAAGTTATCAAGCGATGTAAACATTTCAAAAGATGTGATTCAAGCCGTTGAGAAATACAACCAACTCAATGCGCAAGGATTTAAAATCAGCGATTATCTTGCTCAAGAAGATTTTGTGGGAGATTTATCGCCTGAGGCTCGAGAAATTCTAACAATCTTTGATGACAACCGCCGAAGTGGTAAACGTATTGCGCAAGTATTGGGTGCTTACCTTGATCAGGCACAAATGCAAGGCAATCTATCACAAGCCAGTATGTTCGGCGATGTAGAGTTTGATAAATTAGGTTCGTTGCAGCAAGCGAAAAACACTGATGAAACTATTAGATTAAGTCTAAATGAATCCGCTAATTCTGATTTTGCAAAAGCGGTGGATAAGATTGCCAACGGTAAAAGAGGTCGGAATGATAGATTTTTAAACATGGGAACAACGCCTCCCGTTTTTAAAATGTTGGGATTGAAAGAAGTAAAAATTGCAATGCGTGAAAATGTTATTGATAAAGCATTATTTGAGCATAGCGTTTCTGTTGATGACTTAAAACAAATCCCAGCACAAATTAATAATCCGATTGCGGTAATGCGCTCGAATCCTAGCTCAACAAATCCTAATGGATTAGTTGTCCTAACTGAGCTAAATGAGGTGATTAATGGAAAAGAAAAACCAATAATCGCAGCTTTACAATTAAAAAAATCAGGTGGGCAGTTAGAGGTGATTAATATTGCAAGTGTCTATGGAAGAGATTTAGATACGCAGATCGGAAACGATCTCTCAAGAGCTATTTATTGGAATAAAACAAAAGGCTATCAATTTGCTAGGACAGTTGGGCTTCAATTGCCATCGTCGCTCACTAGCGCTGATAACCTTTCTGCCCTCAATATTAAAACTGAATCCGATCTAAGTCAATATCAAAGCGCAAAAAATAATCAAGAAACTCAAATTAATCTAGAAATTCAACGTGCGCAAGAAATCTTACGCAAAACCTTTGGCAAAGCGGCAGAGCATATTGAGGTGACAACTCTCGCCAATCCACCTAAAGATGTGAAAAACCTAATCACTTCCGATGTAGAGGGTTGGTTTAATCCTAAAACTGGCAAGGTTACATTGATCGCAGACAGTATCAATGCAACCAAAACAATGAGCAAAGAAGAGCGTTTGCAATTCGTTGCGTGGCACGAAATGGCGCATCGTGGAATCAACGTTGGCTATAAAGGCTCTTATGACAGCTTAATGCAAGAAGTTGGCAAAAACAAAGCGATTAGCCAGATTGCCGATGCTATTCAAGCTCAACGCAAAAACACTGATGATTTAGCCGCAACCAATCGATCCGTTGCGATTGAAGAGGCTATTGCAGAAACGATGGCCGCACACGAAACAGGCAAATGGAATGAGCTTGAAAGTCGCTATGGTGTAGAGATTAAAAAAGGTCAAAGACAATCTACTAAATCATGGTTAGCAATGACCGCACAACGTATCAAAGACTTCTTATCAAAATTCTTTGGTGTTGAGCGTGCAGCGCAGTTTTCTGATGAAGATGTATTGAATCTTATTGCTCGAATTAAATCTAGCTCGCTAAATGAAACAAGTGATATTGGCGATTTGCGCTTTAGCCGAAATGAAGAATTAACTGAGGAACGCTATAACCAAGCAAAATCAAACGGCGAAACCGAGCTAACATTCAAACAATGGCAACAAGTTCGCTCGCCTGAGTTTAAAGCCTGGTTCGGTGATTGGGAAAACGATCCTGAAAACGCAAGTAAGGTTGTAAATCCTAAAACTGGTGAGCCGTTAGTGGTTTATCATGGCACATTAAATAGTTTTAATGTATTTAGCAATGATAGAGGTATTCATTTTGTATCTGACGATCCGAAATTTGTTGATAAGTTTGTCACGCAAAATGGCGGAGATTTTGCTGATGGTGCAAATGTTATGCCGTTGTTTATTTCCTCCAAGAATCCTTTTGATTACACTAACAAAAAACAAGTTGGCAAACTTTCGGTGATGGCCGGTTTGAGTTCTAGCGCTGTTAGTGAAATAAAAAAAGGCAAATGGCAACGGATAGAGGATAGAACAATCATTGAATCAATCAAAGACTTGGGATTTGATGGTTTTTATGTAAATGAGGACGGAGTTAAAAACTTAGCTGTATTCAACTCCAATCAAATTAAATCAGCATCCTCTAACACTGGCGCATTTTCTAAAGAGAACGATGATATTCGTTTTAGCAGAAAAGGTAATAATGATTTAGATCAAAGATATATTGAGTTGGCAGAGCGTTATCGTGACGGTGATTTAACCGTTGAGCCTGAATTAAGAAACATGGTGAGCCAGCAAGCCAAAGAGAAAGGGTTTGATAAACCTGATTATCGCATGGAACATAGCGCTCCTGGGCGAGATGGATATTCACAAAGTATTGATAATTTGAGTGGATTATATCCTGATGACTTCTATTCGTTAAATGGCCCTATATATTATGGAACAGGCGATGAATCCATGGATAGAAAAGCCTGGAACATTCTGAATAGAGTTAAAGGCAGACCGAAAGCCTGGATTGAAATTTATCGAGCAGCCCCGAAAGGAACAGGGAAAACAATAACAAACGGCGATTGGGTTACTATCGTTCGTGATTATGCCGTTGAGCATGGCGAGGCTAACTTGGATGGTAATTATCAAATTGTCAAAAAGATTGTTAGAGCTAAAGATGTTTTTACAGATGCAAATTCCATACTTGAACAAGGATATGACAATGGATTGTCAGAAGTTGTAAATGATAAAAAGAAAATCAAGCTCGATGAATTAATCACTTATGATGATGATGGCAAAATTATTCCATTATCAAAACGCTTTAATCCTCGCAAAAATGACGTTAGATTCTCTCGTGCAAATACAATGCAATCCGCTCTTGATTTAGCAATGACAGGCGTGGCAGATAGTGAGCCTAGCGCATGGGATAACTTAAAATCCAAAGACTTTTCAGGATTTAAAGAGCGCTTTAATCGTGCGATGGGTAAGGTTGATGAATGGTTAGCTGATAGCTTGCGCCCGGTGAATGATTGGATTGATTCAATGTACCTTGAAGATCAAACAGGCAACACTAGCAGCCGTGACCATGAAAAACGCCGTCTAAAAGATGCTATGTACACGGCTAAGGGTAAACGTGATGCGCTAAATTCTGAATTAGAACAAGCGTATTTGAAACCAATTCTTTCAAAAATTGCCGCACTATCTAAACAAAGCAAAAATACAGGTCATCCGATTGATGAATTGACAATGAAAAGAATGGTTGGCAACTGGATCTCAGCTCGCTATTCCATTGAGAAAAACATTGATTTACTCAATCGTGATGAAAAAGTTATGCGTGATACAAAACGCTTATTGGATAACGCTAAACAAAACGGTACAAGTGCAGAAGTGCGCCGCTTAAATGAGGCTTATCTAAAAGCGAAAGAGCAGTACGATAACCGCAAAGCTGATATTTACAACACAGATTACAAAAACAAAGGCAATCGCTTTAAAGTTGGGGTTGCTGGCGGTTGGTCAATTCCTGAGGCTGAATTGATTATGAGTAATACAGAAAAACATATCAGCCGCTCTAATTTAGAATATGTGGCCGATCTCGTTTACGATCTCAATCAATCAAGATTAGATATTGATCGTGCAAGCGGTCGATATACTGAGGCAGAGTATCAAGAATACAAAGCTAATCGCCATTATGTGCCTTTAACTGGTGATCCGAATGCTGATGCAGATGTTGATATTATCTCAGGCGCTGGCTCAAATGCACTCAATATTGCACGAGATAAAACATTGAAAGGTCGTACAAGTTCTGAGGCTGAAGATGCGATTGATGCGGTTTGGAAGTCAATCGGTAAATCCACCACCTATGCCGGTTTTGCTGAGTTTAAATCTAGAATTGATGACTTGTTTGAAACAGAAGTGACTTTATTGAAAGATAAAGGCTATTCTGATGCTGAGGCAAGAGAACAGGCAACCGCAAATTTAGGTATTAGCAAACGCAAAATGCAAGGCTTAACACGCTCAAGCGACAACGTGCTTATCCGTAAAGAGGGCAGTGATTATTATGAGTATGAATTGCCAACTCAAGTGATGGAATCATTGCGCAATGACAACGTTGAACACGCCAATGCTTTCTTGAAAGTAATTTCTAAACCGACAGGATGGTATGCTCGAGGCGTTACTCAATGGACTGTTACGTTTGCGCCAATGAATATGATGCGTGATACTTGGGAAAAATCAGAATTTATCCGAGTGCAAAAACTTTACGATAAAAATAATCGTCTAGTTGATAGCAAAACAATGGATAAAATCGGTCGTGATACCATTAAAAATGCCTTTACTGATAAAGAAGTATGGCAAGCGACTAGACGCCTTGGATTCGGTCAAGAATTGCGTGATAGCGTTCCGGCAGAGCGAATGTTAAAACAACTTCTAAAAGAGGGGGGAGTATCAAACTATGGTACTTATCTCGACAAATCAGAAGTTGATTTAGTTAAGAAATTGCGCAAGGAAAATAATCCACTAGCCGGCAAACTTGAGAAAGCTGGCAAAGTGCTTGAGGGTTACAACAAGATGTTTGATACAGTATCAGCGTTAGCATCCTATAAAGCATTAGTGGAAAATGGCATTGATTCAAAACAAGCGGCGGCGACAACACTTGAATTAACCAACTTCCGCAAAACTGGCTCAAAAATGCGTGGCATTAAAGCCTTGTATATGTTCTCTCAACCAACTGTAATGGGTGCAGCCAACTTAATGCGTTACCTATCTACTCGCAAAGGTCAAATCCGCTTTGCTGCATACATGGCTGCAATGACATCACTTTACACTGTATTGCGCTCAATGGACGATGAGGACGAGGGCGGCAATAAAATGGATCAACTTGGTGACATTACGAGATACATTCCAATTCCGCTTGGTGATGGTAAATATTTCAAAATTCCAGTTGGTTTCGGTATGGCACAGATGGCTTGGAATTTCTCCACAAACATTGTAAAAGGTGCGGTTGGTGATATTTCATTGACTGAGGCTGGAACAAATATGCTAGTCCACTCAATGAAAACATTTTCGCCGGTTTCCCCGTCTGAAATTTCAGCAGCGAAATATCCACTGGAAAAAATCACTTTAACCGCAACGCCATCAATCTTGCAGCCAGTGATGCAAAACGTTTTAAATCGTTCCGCTTTTGGTAATAAAATTACAACCAATTATGTGCGTGATGATAAATTAAAAGCCGAGCAATCTAAGGCGACAACCGCTCAATTCTGGAAAGATGTGGCGATTGATTTAAATGATTCATTGGGGATTGATATGCACCCAGAGCAAATTAAAAACTTGTTTGATGGGTACGGTTCAATGATTGGTAGCCTTAAAGAGTTAAATACTGTATTTGTGGAAAATCCTAATCGTGAGCAGCTTGGAAGAAAAACTCGCACACCGTTCTTAAATCAATTCATCGGTACGACAAATGAGTTCGCTATTCAAAGCCGATACTATGAGGCAAGCGATGAGGCTAAAACCGTTTATAACGAATACAAATCTCGCAAAGAGCGCAATGAGTTAGGCGATTGGTTAGATGCCGACAAGATGAAATTGATTAAATTCCATGAGGAAGAAGAGAGCGTTATTAAAAAAGCAAGAAGTGAAAAAGCGAAACTCACTCGTGCGTTACGTTCTGGAAATATTAGTGCGGTAGCCTATGAAAACGGAATAAAACGTTACAATAAAGAGATGAGTGCGGTACAAGCTAAATTATTGCGTAAATATCGACAAATGGAGGGATTAAATACTCACTAATCCATTGACAATTAAAAAGTTTTGCACTAGAATTTAACAAAATAGCCGAATTGTAGAAATACAGTTCGGTTTTTTATTTTGAGGATTTTATGCAAAGACTGAAATTGTCTAGCGAATTAGATAGAAAAATAATTGTTTCTTATTTGACTAAACGAATCGAAGAGTATCAAGACGATCTGTGTTGTGATGGTTTAACACCGCAACAGTACAATATTCTACGAGGTCAAATTAAAGAGCTAAAGAATCTAGTTTCTGAATTAGATCCGAATGATAGCCCGCTTATATAGTGGGCTTTTTTATTTTTAAAGAATTATCACAAGCCGCTACATGCCGCTTAACGAGGTAATAAATGGAAAATCAAGACACCACAGAATTTAATATTGATGCCGCTTTTGACGAGGCCGCTAATCAAATTGAATCAAGTGGACTAACTGCTGAGGTTAAACCATCAATCGCAGAAGATGCTAAACAGCCAACGTCCGATCAACGCATGGAAGATACTAATCAAGAATCTATCCCGCAACAGCCGGAAGATAACGAAGAAGTATTGCCTGAATGGTTATCAAATGCCACTGATGAAGTAAAAGAAAACTTCCGTTTAATGAAAGCAGAAAAAGAGCGATACGAACACATGGCCAAATCTCAACGTGGTCGTGTTGGTGCGCTCTCGAAGAAGTATCAACAAGCACAAGCCGCACTAGAGCAGTTTAAGCAAAATCAATCTACCTTTGACGGTGAATTAGAATCTTTGCGATCTGACTATCCGGAAGTTGCAGAATTTTTGACCCGCTTTATCGCCGGTCAGAATAAACGCCTTAATGATATTTCAATGCCGATTGCTCAAATGGTTAATGCAAACATGCAAGACTTTGCGCAGCAGCAACTTGATAACTCAATCTCTTTAGTTACGCAAGTCGTTCCTGATGCAAACAGTATTTTGTCCGACCCTATGTTTCATAGATGGGTAGGAAATCAACCTAGTGGAATTAAGGCTTTGTTTAGTTCGGATGATCCACAGGATGCAATTTACTTGCTGAATGAATACAAGCGAACAACAAACGCAATTTCAGAGCAACGAAATAAACGCTCACAGCAATTATCCGCAATGTCTTTGCCTACTGGTCGCTCAAGTCCGAAAGGCGGTTCGGAAATTGACGAGAGCGCATTATTCGATCAGTTGGCCGCAGAATTTGATAAGCGGCGCTATTAAATTAAGTTAGTTCATTTGAGGAAAATTTATCATGGCTACAACTAAATATACAGATGGAGACATTTCTCCGCGCACAAAAGTTTACGCAGAGGCAAAAATGCTTGCTCATGCGGAACCTGCCCTTGTTTTGAATAAACTTGGTCAAACTAAACCAGTTCCACTAAGCAAATCTCAAACCATTAAATTCCGTCGTCCAAAACCATTTGCACCGGCAACAACACCATTAACTGAGGGCGTTCGTCCAGATTCTCAAAAAATGGCGTATGAAGATGTGGAAGTGCAGTTAAAGCAATATGGCGCTTGGGTTGAAATTACAGATGTAATTCAAGATACCCATGAGGATCAAGTGTTAAGCGATACAGTAATGCTTTCTGGTGAACAAGCTGCTGAAACAACTGAGCTTTTAGCTTGGGGCGCAATTAGCGGCGGTACAAACGTTATTTTCACTAACGGTACTTCTAGCAACGATGTGAATACGCCAGTTAAATTAGAGCATATTCGTGCAGCAGTTCGTAAGTTACAACGTAACCGCGCTAAAAAGAAAACATCAATTCTTGATGGATCTATCAAATACGGCACTAAACCGATTGAGGCTGCATACATTGCGGTATGTCATACTGACTTAGAGGCTGATATTCGCAGCTTACCAGGATTTACTCCAGTCGCAGAATATGGCTCTCGCCAACCAATCGTTCCGCAAGAGCTCGGCACAATCGAAAACGTGCGCTTTATTACCTCGCCTTTATTCGCACCTGAGATTGATAAGGGTGGTGCGCCAGGCGGCAAAGTATTATCAACAGCTGGCTCTAAAGCTGATGTGTATAAAATCGCAGTGTTTGGTCAAGACGCTTACGCAACTTGCCCATTAAAAGGTAAAGATGCAGCAGAAATTCTTGTGCGCAATCCTGGTAAAGCAGAGAAAGGCGATGAGTTAGGTCAAACTGGTTCGGTTGGTTGGAAAACCTGGTGGGCTGGCAAAATCCTTAACGATGCTTGGTTGGTTCGTTTAGAAGTGGCAGCGACAAAACTTTAATCTGTAACACTAAAGCCCTCGTAATGAGGGCTTTATTCTTTTAGGGGAAAAAATATGGCTTATCCATTTATTGATTTAAAGAAAGCGACAAAGGACGAATTGGTAGTCCATTTGCGTGATAACTGTGGTATTGAGAAAGATGGCAAGAAAGAAGATTTAGTTCAAGCAATCATTGATTTTGAAAATGCTAACGGTCTTATTCGTAATGATTCATCAACGCAAGCAAATAGCGAAACAAAAGGCGATTTACCATTGTTATCTCATAAGCGAGTTAAGATTGTTATTGCGCCTAGCGAAACCGACAATAGCGATGTTTATGTAAGCATTGGTGATTGGGATGCGTTAATTAAGCGTGGTGAAGAAGTAGCGATTCCAGAGCCAGCTTACTTATTATTAGCTAAATCTGGCGAAGTTCGTTTTAATCAAAACAAAGATGGTTCATTAAGCGAATTTTTTGCACCTCGATTCTCTATCACTGTATTGGGTGATGCGTAATGAATTACCTCAAACTTGCTCAACGCTTACGCCGAGAAATGAACGATACAGGCGAAGGCCCGTATAGTGTAACTAATCAAACGGGAAGAAGTTTAGAGTATGTTGAGGCAATTCGTGAATCGTGGTTAGAAATCCAGTCACTACGTGAATGGGGAAGTTCGTTTTGGGGTGATGGGTTTAGTACTAAAAATCCTCAAGTTTTAGAGAATAGTTCCGATACGCCTTTTATCCCCGAAAAATACCATGTGGCTATTGTTTATTATGCAATGCAAGGCAGAGCGCTATCTCAAAATGCACAAGAGTTAGTTATGCGCGGGCAGAGTGAATGGGATAAATATTTGCACTTACTTTGCACTCAATTCTTACCAGTCCCAACATTAGGCAGATAAATGGCACAATTACCAAGAAATCAATCGCAATTTGTTGCAATTAGCGGTGGGATGGATCTATCAACTCCTCCAATCGCAAAAGCCAACAGTGAGGCGATTAGTGCGCTAAATGTGCAGCCTATCTATGGTGGTGGATTTTCTCGTATTGAGGGTTATGAGTGCATAGATGGGCGCACTATCCCGTCTGAAATGGCTTATTCCGTGTTGTCTGTTGGCGATATTGAGAATAAAGAGCGTTTCCGTAATAAGGATTTTACCCATAAAGGCAAACAATATAGGGTTGTTGATGTTTTAGATAATGCTTTTATTGTCGCCTTTTTAAAACCTGGCAATTTCATTAATAAAGATAGCTTTTCGGTTGATGGTATTGATTTTACCGCCAATTATGTGAATAGCTCAGTTGATGGTGATTTTCGTGATGACTTAAATTATAGAGGCATTGCGTTTAAATTAGGCATTGATTCAGTGGCGGCAGTTCCAGGAAATGATGTTATTCGTGGCGTTGTAGAGTTGGACGGCGAGATTATTGCCTTTCGTGATAATGCCGATAGTTGCGGTGTTTTTATTAGCTCTAATAACGGCTGGACTGCAACTCCAACAACTTATTTGATCAAGCTTAAAAATATCGAAAAGCCGGAAAACATCCTAACTAATTCAGAGTTTAATAGCGGTGGAATAAAAGGCAAGGTAATTTCCGTTGCATTAGCTCCTGATAATAAAGCTGGGTATGTTGTTTCAAATCAATCCTTAAATCCTGGCAGCTCTTTACAGATAAATGATGTAGTTGCTGCAACAGTTGAAAGTTGCGAAAAGGTTACGTTAAGCAAGGGTAAAAGCTGGCAATTTATCTACCATAATTTTTATGGTGGTTCTAATACTTATTATGCCTACGGTTGCAATGGCGAACAGATTATCGAGGTTCATCCTGACGGTTCTATCGTTCCTATATTGGTAAATAATGAAAATCCTCAATATATTTGCGCACACAAAAATCATTTATTTGCATCATTTCCAGGCGGTCAATTAGGTCATTCGCTAGTCGGGCATCCTAATAGTTGGTCTGTGTTGCTAGGTTCTGAACAGTTTGGGTTAGGTGATGAAATAACAGCTATCTCAAGCGCAACTGGCGGCGTGTTAATTATTGGATGTAGAAATAAAATATCTGGCCTATATGGTTCTGGTCGTGATGATTGGGCGATAAAAGATATTTCTTCCGTGGGGATTAACCCAGGAACGTTGCAATCTACATTTATTCCTGTCGCCATCGGTAAAAATGGTATTACCCGCATAGATCAATCCGAGCAGTTTGGTGATTTTAGATTAAGCGAGTTAGATGCAAACCGAAAATTAGGTTTCGACAAACTTAATTACAACGTTATATTCTCGTCTGTTAAATCCAAGTCTAACCAAGTTAGATTCTACTCCGAACATGATAAACACTTATGCTTAATGTTGCAGCCTGATGGAACGACAAGAAGTACATTTTTTACTTATCCTGAAAAACTATCTGGACTTTGGCAATCACCTAATTATGTTTATCTAGCATTTGGCGATGGTAAGGTTTACAGACAGTCTGATAAATGCTTTTCATTTGCTGGCAAGCCTATTGATTGGGTTGTAAAGATGGCTTTCAATCATTGCGGTTCGCCTACGCTAATTAAAAGTTGGCATAGTGCAGAGTTGCAAGCAACGACTGACGGAAGAGCGGTGTTAAATTACCGTTTCGATCTTGACTACAATTCAAATTATCATTCTTCGCCAATCAATAAAAATTTAGAGATCGCCGGTGGTGGCGGTCGCTGGAATGATTCACTTTGGAATGATTTTTTATGGTCAGCAGAGGATTATTCAACACCTACCCTTTACCTATCCGGTTACAGCAGAAATATATCGCTTTCATTCGCTGGATCATCCATATACTCACCGCAATTTGAAATAAGCGGGCTTATTCTAAATTACATTACACGGAGGAATTATCGTGTCTAAAAAGAGTTGGTATAACAGAACGCACCAATTCGCACCGTACACAAAAGCAGACGGGCAAGCAGTGTCAGACGAGTTCGATGCAATTCAATCTAGCTTTGATCGTATTCCTGAAATGCGTGATGATGGTAAGGGTTTTGCGGTAAGTCCAATCATTCCAGAGCCTACCGATCCAATGCACCCTGTAACGTATGGGATGCTAACAGAGGCAGAAGATAGCGTTGCCGAATCAAGAAAGGATGTTACAGAAAAGGCTCAACAAGTAGATGTTAATACTAAAACGGTATCAGAAAAAACAGAAATAGTAATCGAAAAAAGCGATTCCGCAACTGAATCCGCTAGCGCTGCATTAGCTAGCCAGCAATCGGCTAATCAGTCTGAAACAATGGCTAAAAAATGGGCTGCAAATCCAATTGACGAGCTAGTTGCTGATGACAAGTTTTCTGCTTTTCATTATGCAACAAAAGCCGCTAAATCGGCTGAAATTTTAGCAACAGCAGAAAGCTCCGCTAAAAGTAATGCAGAAATCGCAACTCAAAAAGCAGAAGAGGCGGCTAGATCTGCTGATAAAGCGAGAAATATCGCAGGTGGAAAGGTTTACTATGAAGATGTTTTAGAAGTTCCTCGAGCTAGTGTCAATGGCGATGTTGGTATAACCACTTTATCTACCGACTTATACTCAGATAGTCATACAGAGGCTGCAACAATAGGGGTAGTAAAATCTGTTTGGGATAAAGTAAAAGATCAATATGTTGAGGCAGTATCTCACTTAACCAGTATAGAGCCAGAGAATAATGGGCAATTAATAAATGTTAAAAGCTATCATTATAATGGCAGAACAGGCGGCGGCATATTTATAGCTGATATGACTGATAAAACAACTCCTGATAATGGTGGCACGGTTATTGTAACAAACGGCGGTAATCGTTGGAAACGAGCAAATAACAATAATCTTTCGCTATATGATTTTGGTTATTCAGACCAAAGCAATGCAGTAGCGGCGCTAGAGCGTGCAGAAAGAGCGAATTTAGGCGCTTTTATTGATTGTTGTGGATTAACAATTAATTTTAATGACAAATACCCAACCAAAAACAAGTATAAAAACGGAAAATTTGTTATCGGTGGCGTTGAGGTTAATGCCCAATATAATCCGCCAAGAACAGGAATCGGACGATTTATATCAGGCTCAAAAGCTGGCGAGAAATTAAAATCAAATGAGTGGACTGGAGCCGATATTATTGCTATCGGCGAGGGTGCAATGGCTAACATGGAAAAATGTGTTAGCAGCATCGCTCTCGGTAAACGTGCGCAAGGCACAACGTTAATTAGCAGAGATAACATCGCAATCGGTCTTGATACATTGTATCAGGTGCAAGCCGAAACAGAATGGTATTCGCAAGAAAAGCTGAACGGAACTCGAAACGTTGCGATTGGCGGCGCTGCTGGTCGTGGGATTACAAGTGGTTATTCAAATGTTGCCATTGGTAGAATTGCTGGTCAAAACTTAAACACTGGTGCATTTAACGTCGCCATCGGCGGCGGCGCTATTGGTGGCACAGTTCCAGTTGGTTTTAGCGGTGATATTGAGCATCACTTCCCATCAAGCACAAAAGAAAGCGTTGCTGTCGGTGTTAATGCGCTCAACCAATATATTGCAGATTCAAGCGGCGTTGCCGTTGGTGCTTATGCGGCCGAGAAGTTAAAAAAGGGATTGTATAACACTGCTATTGGTTGGGGAGCGTTAAGAGAGCTTGAATCTGATGTAGCTCCTAATGGTGGGTTGATTTTATGGCAAGGTAAGCAGTCAGGCAGTTATAGTCAATCCGGCAATACAATAACATTATCATTTACAGATTTACACGGGGCAGAGGTTAATTACTTTGTTGGTGTTAGATTATTAAATGGCGATGCTAAAACATTATTAAACGATGTCGTTCCAGCTAAAGTTTTAAGTAAAACTGAAAACTCTATAACAATTCAATCATCAAAGAGTATTGATACAAGCGGTGATGCTGAATTGTGCTTTGTTTATAGTGATAGTGCAGTTGGAGCATTAAATACTAATCACAATACCGCCATTGGCTTTGCTGCTTTAACGTCTGCTAAACGCTCTGGCTTTTCGGTTGCAATAGGGGCGCACTCTCTAAAGCTAGGCAAGGATGTTTCAAGAACGGTTGCTATTGGTACAAGCTCGTTTGAGCGTGGGAATCATACCAGCAGCATTGCTATTGGCTCTCACTCTGGGAATAAAGCTAATACAAACAATGCAATTATTATCGGCGTTAGTTCTTTGACTAATGCTGAAACAATAAATAACTCAATATTTATTGGAAATAACTTAAATCCAACCAACATCAATCAGAATAACAAACTGGCAATCGGCGATAGCTTTACTGGTAATTTGGAGCATAAGAGATACGGGGTTAATGTGCCGTTAAATAAAGATCCGTTAGCTAGTTTCCATATTCGATCAAAAGATGATGCTGGGAATGGCTCAATCAATCCTTTTGACGGTTTACTTATCGAACACTCAAGGGTCGCAGTAGCTAAATTTGATGCTGGCGTTGGAGTTGATCTTGATTTCAATAAAAACAACATAACAAAATTTGCTTTCCGATACAGAGCAGATGGCGATACCACAACAATGATCGTGAATAACGAACATAGCTGGAAGTTTAACAGTTCGCATGTAATGTTCCCAGATAAAGACAATAGAAACATTCTAGGCTTACACAGCCGAAGAATAAGAGAAATCAATCTGATGTCTCCTGATGCAAATGAATCCGGCGATAAAGCCGTTACCGCAAAATGGGTTAGAGAGCAATTTGGTGGTGAGCTTTCAAATAACGGTTGGACTAAACTCCCTAACGGATTGATTTTTCAATGGGGCAACTTTTCTTCCGGTGGGAGCGGCTCATTTGACTTCCCTATATCATTTAATCAAATACCTTTTAGTGTCATGATTGAGTTTAGAGATGATAGCCTTAAAACTTTCGCCTCTAGCTATACTAAAACAGGGTTTCGTCTTTATGCTTCACCCCCACGTCTAACTCAATTTATGTTTTTTGCAATAGGTCGATAAGATATGAATTATTTTTTTGATAAAACAACAGAATCGTTTTTTGTTGAAGGGATTAATCAAATTCCCACTGGCGCAATTCCTGTGGACGAGAAAGACTATCAAGCATTAATTGATGGTCGTTCTAACGGCTGCAAAATCATAGTTAATGGCAATAATCTATCTCTTACGCCACCAATACCAGGACAAGAATACATTTGGAATGGTAGCGCATGGATTGTATCAGAAGAGCGAAAGACTGAATTATTAGCAAGACAACGAAATGAAGTTCGAGCATTAATTAACGCTAAACGTGATGAGTGCGTAAATGGCGGTGTATTCGTTCCTTTGATTAATAAATGGGTTGATACGGACGATAAAGGTCGCAGCACGCTAGTTGAGATCAAAGCTGATTTTGATATTAACGGAAAAAATAGCACATACACACTAATCTGCGCTGACAATACAGCTCAAACAATTAATTTTGAGCAATTTAAGGCAGTATGGAACGCTGCTAAAACGCTAAAAGAGCGCATGTATGAAAACGCTTATATGCACAAGACTTTACTAGATAAATCAAATAATCCTAAAGATTATGATTGGTCTAGTGGCTGGGTTAAGACTTACCGAGAGCATTTAGAGGGGAAATAAATGTTAAGTAAAAAACGTTTCAAAAAATGGTGCTATCACAATGTAATCGCCATCGATCAACTGTTTAACGCATTAATTGGCGGCGCTGCTGATGAAACATTATCGAGTCGTGCTTATCGTTGTGCGGTAGTAACAGAACATCCAAGAAAGCGTTGGATTGTGATTCACAGATTGATCAACGGATTATTCTTTGATCGCAATCATTGCAAAGTGGCGTATTTTAGCGAGGTATATCGCAGACAGTACACGGAAGATTTCCAACAAGAGGTCGCTAAATAAGCGGCCTTTATTTTTAGGGGGTTAAATGTCAATTCTAGGCACAATGAGCGGTACATTAAACAGAAAGCAGCCGCAAGCTCCGACAGTTTCACCAACTCCGGAAAAAGATAATTCCGGCACTATGGCTGGAAATGTTGCGAATATCTTAAACAGTAATTCTTTGCTAATGAGAAGTGCGGCCGCAAAAGGCGAAAGAGTTGCTGCTAATCGTGGATTACAAAATTCCACAGTTGGCGCAGAGGCGGCTCAACGAGCAATGATTGATGCAGCTATTCCAATCGCAGCTCAAGACACTCAACATCAATTTGCAGCATCGCAAGCCGGACTTGATCGAGAGCATCAAAAGGGATTGGCAAAATTACAGGCCGATTTAAATTACAGCAATCAAAGTCGCTTAAATCAAGAGCAAAATAAATTTGCCGCATCGCAAGCGGATTTAGACCGTGGGCATCAGCGTGGATTAGCTCAACTACAAGCGGATTTAAGTTTTAATAATCAGAGCAGATTAAACAAAGCTCAAAATGATTTTGCTGCATCGCAAGCTGGGCTTGATAGATCACATCAAATCGGTTTAACCAAACTGCAATCTGACTTGAATTACAATAATCAAAGTCGTTTAAATCAAGCTCAATACAACTTCACTGCATCTCAAAATGCGTTAGATCGAGCGAATCAACGTGAATTAGCTAATCTAAATCATCAGAACGAGATGCGAAATTTAAATGCTCAGGTTGCAGCAAACACTATCGGCAAATCAATAGATTTTACAATGCAAATTGCAAATAACTTTGATGCTCAAATTGCTGGCATTTTAAACAACACAAATATGAAAGCGGCAGATAAAGAAAAGGCTATCAGCACTTTAAAATCTAGCCGAGATTCAGAAATTAACTTTGTATCTAAATTCATGCAAGGGATTCCAACAACCAAACAAAACTGGTCGTCTTTCCCTAGCTTGGGCGTACCGTCAATTGGAATTAAATAGGGGGATTTATGGCATCATTTTGGGATAATGCTTGGAGTACAGTTAGCGGAGCTGCATCATGGCTTGGAGATGCGGCAAGCACTGCTGGAAAATGGATGGAAAATAACAAAGAGGCAACGAATCTTATAGGCAATACCTTGCTTGGCGTTGGTAGTTATTTTGCACAAAAAGAGGCTAACAAAGACTTAATGAGAATGGAGCGTGAAAAGTTAAATCTTCAAGACGAATTAAAATCTAAATATTCTGCCGTTCCTGATGTTGATATTTCTTACAACAGCTTGACAGTTGATAACTCGCCAGGATTAGCAAATGGCGGAATTTTGACTGAAATGAAAAAGAAAATGGATAGTAAGAATAAAGGCATTTAACTATGGCAAAGTCTGATAAAGAAAGCAACTCAATTAGCGATAGTTTCGGTGAGAGCCTAGAACGTGCTGGCTATGAACGTGCTAATGATGGCATGGGTGGATGGAAAGAGAATGATAGCAGCGAGAATTATAGTAGCACAAAAGACAGAATGGATAAGCATCTTGCGTCTGCTCGCTCTAAAAATTCAAGCTCGAATAATTCTTCCGGTGGTGGTTTTGGCAGTGGTTTTGGTGGAAAGAGCGCTATAAGCCAAAGCGTTGGTTCTCACTATCAAAGCAGCGCATCTAGCGTAGTTGGTGGCGATAAAAAGAGCTTATCTAACGGGCTTTTTGGTGGAAGTGCAGCCAGTAAAAATGCGCCATATTCTGCTAGACAGGATTGGGATAATATCAACGCCTTTACTTCAAAAGATCGGATTAGAGATATTGCTCACCATAACACAAAAGCAAGCCTTGATAGAGAGGGTATAGGTAATTCAGTAGGTAGTTTTGTTGGTAATATGGTCGGTTCTTTTGTCGATCCAACATCGCTTGGCGAGGCAGTGGCAACAGGCGCAGCGCAGCTTGGACTAACAAAGTTAGGATCGGCGGCAGATAAGGTATTAAATCAAGAGGATGAAATACTTGGGAAAATGTCACCAGGACAAAAAGCGATTTACAACACTGAATCGCAAAAAGTCAGAGATGCTTACCAGAAAGATATGGATAGTTTAGGCTCTAAAGCTGCTGGATGGGGAGCGACCGCCGCTGGAGTTGTTGGTGGGTTAGCAACCGGCGGTCTTGGTAGTTCATTTTTTGGGGCGGCAGCAAATGCGTTCGCAGATAAGTACCGACACAGTTCAGCAATGGATAGTGCGGCAAATACTTTAAATTCACCAGTTTTAAAAGCGGAAATACAAGAGGATGCAATTAAAACAGCGCAAGCATTTAAGGAAAATGAGCGTATGCGTAGAGCCGCAGGAAATACGGAGTATGTAAGAAATCAAGGTGTTTTAGGCGCTATGCAGCAAAGAATTAATGGTGGTAAAAACAAACAAGAGGATGATTATTCAATCCCTCAATTAGTTAATTTGTGGAATAACATTTCAGTGAGATAAGGAACGCATAATGGGTATTTTAGATTCAATGGCACAACAAAACGGAAATCCTCAATCAATGATGCAGCAAGGGCAACAGTCTGGCGGTGCGCAAGAGCAGCAAGGCAGCATGGCTCAAATGTATAAAATGGTAATGGATAATTCTGTCAATGCTATTTCTAACGTTGCGCAAGAGCGAATTGAGCAAAAAGGCGTTGAAAATGGCGTTTCCGATTTAATCGCAACGGCAATGATCGCTAATATTCAAGCAGCACAACAGAACGGCAAAACGATTCCGCCGCAAGTGATGATCCAAGTGGCGAAAGATTTAGCAACGCAACTACTTAATCAACTAGGAATCCCGGAAGATCAAATTGATGATATTTTGGTTGATATTTTAATGGGTGCGCTAGATCAATTTGGCGAGGCGACAAATGGTATTCTACCGCCAGAAGAAGAACAGCAATATGTTGATATGATTGGAAAAATCTCTGAGTTAGAGGGGCAAAGACAATCACAACTTCAAGGCAATAAACAAGAAATGCAACAAGGGGCGTAATTTATGGGTCTTGGTGGAGTTTTAGCCGCAATGGCACAAGGTCTTGGCACTGGCGTTATAAAAAACGTAGAACAAGGCTGGAAAAATGAAGAGCTTGATAAAACATTAAACTGGCGAGAAAAAGAGGCTGATAAGCAGCGGGCATTTGATAGCGAACAGCTTGATAAAAAACTCAAACACGATTTTGAGATAGAAGATCACAAAAGCCGCAATAACATATCAGAGGCAGCCGCAATCGCTCAAATTAAAGCTAGATACGCTAGAGCATCTGGCGGCGGTGGCTCTAGTGCTAGTTTAAAAGAGGCTCAAAAGAATTTAACTGGTGCGGTTCAGGTTCTTGGTGTTTATGATACTCAATTAGGCTCGTTGCAAGAAAAATTAGCGGTAACGGAAGATAAGGCACAAAGAGATGCTTTAATTCAACGAATTGACCGCCTTGCAGCAGAAAGGGATAACTACTTAAAAGATCCGTCAGTTGTTTCGGCGTTCAAAGGCGGCGACAGAATGGGGCGAGCTTTATACATGACAAGTGGTGGCGATATGGATATATATGATCCAAAGCCGGCAAAAACTGAAAATCCTATTGTTGAAGATATTAAGCCTACAACCGCCGCGCCAGAGCGAAAGATGATTGATGTAAACAGCTTAACATCGCAAGAGGCGGCACAAATTGCAAGACAAAAACGAGAAGAAATTTCTCGTCAGAATTTTGCAAGAGCATCAGAAGAGGCAAAAGAATGGGCGGCGAAACAAAATCAGTATAAATCAACTATGTTTACGCCAAGAACATTCTAAATAAAAAAAGAGCGGTTAATTTGGCCGCTCTTTAATCTTTCTTTAAATTTTAATCTAATAATCCAGCAATATCTTTCATGTCAGGCGCATAGTAAACGTTTTGCAAGATTCTGATGTCTTTATGGCCTGAGATTTTAGCTAAAGTCATCACATCGACTTTCTTCGCCAATCTAGTTAGCGCCTCTCTTCGTGTGTCATGAAAATGCAAATGCTCGCACATCGCCATTTTTTTCAATTTTCTAAATGTTGCATCAAGTGATTTTGATTCAATCTGAAAGCACGTTCCAGTATTGCCAACTTCTTCTTTTAACCTTTCTAAAATTGCGATAGCCTTTTTCGATAAAGGTACTCTTCGAGAAGAGCCGTTTTTAGTTATCGGTAAATATGCAGTTCTATCCTCAAAATCAACATTATCCCAAGTTAGCCCGCAAATTTCACCGGCTCGCATTGCCGTTTCGATGGCAAATAGCATCGCTGCACCAGTTCTTGCTCTAACCGTCTTTAATGTATCATGATAGCTGCTAACATATAACAACCGCTCTATTTCTTCATCAGAATATCGCTGCGTTCTTGGTGGACTTCCTTTAGGTAAGACAAGCCCAGCGGTAGGGTTTCTTTCAATATAATCCCAACGCTCAACCGCAACGGTAAAAATATGCTTGATAGTGGATAGTTCTCGCCTAATACTTTCACCACTAACCGATTTTTCCCTTTCGGCAATCCATAATTCAAAATCTTTTCTTGTAACATCGCCTATATATTTACTGCAAATAGGGTGTTGCATAAACCTATTAAGCCTTAAGGTTTCGTGCCGCACGCCTCGTTTAGTTGGTGTAATTTCTTTCAAATACCGCTCGACAACATCCGATAGTAGCGTTTCAGGTTGTAATCCTTTCTTTTGTAGGTCTAATTTTCTCTCTTCTTCCAAAGCCCATTGCGTTGCCTCGCCTTTGGTGTTGAAAGATTTAGATCTGCGCCCGCCGTTGTCATAAACTTGCGCACGCCATTTATTGCCACGCTTATGTATAGTAGCCAT